AAGGTCGTGCAAATGGCTGTGCCGAGTGAGCCTGTCGCCTTCCCAACGATTTCCAGCCCGAAAAAGCGCGCAGTGCTTGCTGCCTATGTCAAGTCTGGGCAGCTCATCAAGTCGTGCCGGAGCGCCAAGGTCGATTTTACCTCACACTATTACTGGCTGAAAACCGACCCTGCCTATGTCGACGCCTTCGCAGAGGCGCAGCAGATGGTGGGGGATGTGCTGGAGCAAGAAGCCATCCGTCGGGCGACCAGGCCGCAGCATGCCAGTGATATCCTCCTGATCTTCCTCCTCAAGGGCGTGCGGCCCGAGAAATACCGCGAAAATGTCCGCGTGGATCAGGTCCATAGCGGCGAAGTGACCCTGACCTGGAGTGATCGCCTCAGCCGGGCACATACCGCCCTGGAGGATCGCCGCAATGGCCATGCTCTGCCTGCCTGAAGCGGACCTGATTGAGTTTGCGGCGTCGTGCGTCGCTGATCCGCTCAAGTTCGTGCTGGCGGCGTTTCCCTGGGGCGAGCCGGGCACGTTGCTGGCCCACGAAGATGGGCCTGATACCTGGCAGTGTGACGCGCTCGAAGAGATGGGGGCGCACGTCCAGGCGTCCTCAGAGGCGTTTCGCAAGGCCGTTGGATCCGGGCATGGCGTGGGCAAGAGTGCCCTCACGTCCTGGATCATCCTCTGGTTTCTCGCCACCCGTCCCCACCCCCAAGCCGTGGTCACCGCGAACACCGGCACCCAGCTCAACACCAAGACCTGGCGTGAGCTGGCGAAGTGGCTCCAGCTCAGTATCTACGCCGAGACATTTGCCTGGACGGCGACGAAGTGTTACCACCGGCAGCACCCGGCCACGTGGTTTGTGGCGGCAGTCCCCTGGCGCGCGGACCGCCCAGAAGCGTTTGCGGGGACCCACGAGAAGCATGTGCTCGTGATCATGGATGAGGCGTCGGCCATTGATGACATTATCTGGGAGAACGTCGAGGGCGCCATGACGACGCCCTCCTCATTCTGGTTTGCCTTCGCCAACCCCACCCGTAACAGTGGCCGCTTCAAAGAATGCTTCCCCGGTGGGCGCTTTGCGCATCGCTGGAGTACCACGCAAGTGGACAGCCGCACGGCCAAGATGGCCGACCAGGCGCAGATTGCGCAGTGGATTGCCGACTATGGCGAGGATAGCGATTTTGTGCGCGTCCGCGTCAAGGGCGAGTTTCCCAGGCAGGCCGTGGGGCAGTTCATCGACGAGGGGCTGCTGGACGCCGCCACGACACGTGCGCCGGTGGAGGACCCGCTGGCGCCCACCATCATTGGCGTGGACGTGGCGCGGTTCGGTGATGATCGCAGCGTGATCCTCGTGCGGTGTGGTGGGAGCCTGCTCGACGTGCAGGTGTACCGCGAGATCGATACGGTGCGCCTCAGTGGCTTTGTCTGCGAAGTGGCCGACCGCTACCGTAGTGCCCAGCCGACGCTCTGCGTTGACGGCGTGGGCGTGGGCGCCGGCGTGGTGGATGTCTGCCGGGCACGTGGCTACCGAGTGGAGGAGGTACTGAACGGCGGGAAGGCTCTCGATCCACTGCACTATGAAAACATTCGCGCCGAGTCGTGGGATGGGCTGCGCCAATGGCTCACGAGCCGGGCGACCCTCAACGCGCAGGCACCGACCTGGAAGGACCTGCGCGCCGACCTCCTCGGCCCAGAGTACGGCTACGATGCGCAGAACCGCCTGCAACTGGAGCGCAAAGAACACATGAAGAAGCGGGGGCTGTCGAGCCCGGACATTGGCGACGCCCTGGCGCTGACGTTTGCGGTGCCGGTGGCCCCTAAGACGATGCCACGCCCCGCCGTCCGGTCCTCCGCACGCGGCAACGTCCCCGTGGGGCAAGGCTGGCTACGCTAAGGAGACGCATGGAAGACAACGAGGCGACGCTGGCATTTCCCGATACGCAGCTCATGGGGGAGCAACTCTGGGTTTCTAGCGCGCTGTCCGTGTTGCGGGCGCGGCACGCCCTGCATCTGTCCACGACTCTATCTGAGTCCTACGAAGAGGCCATTTTTGCCCTTGAGGGACTGGCAGAGCATCTTGCGGAGTTTTCCCATGCCTGAAACCACCTACACGGTCCTGCCCGATGCGGCGAGTACCACGCCCCTGGAGTTTCCCTCTCAGGACCAGGCGGTCCTCCTGCGCATGGCGCGTACGCATTGGGACCAGGCCGTGGCGGCAGAGCGGGACTGGCGCACGAAGGCGATGGCCGACCAACGCTTCGCGGCGGGCGAACAGTGGCCCGAGAGCATTCTGCGCGACCGGGACGCCGACGACCGCCCCTGCCTGGTGATCGACCGCATGGGGACCCATCTGCGCCAGGTCGATAACGAGGGCCGCCAGGCGCATCTGGGCATCGTCGTGAGCCCGGTCGACGATCTGGCTGACCCCGAGACCGCCAAGATTATTCGTGGGCATATCCGGGACATCGAACAACAGAGCCGTGCGGATATCGCCTATACGTGTGCGCGCAACCATGCCATCCGGGCCGGGCGGGGCTTTGTGCGGGTGCTGCCGGTGTATGCCGACCCGTTCAGTTTTCAGCAAGAGCTGCGTATCCTGCCCATCGAAAATACCTTTAGCGTCTACCTGGACCCGGCGCACACGATGCCTGACGCCAGTGACGTGAATTGGGCGTTTGTCGTGACCCGGCTGGCGAAAGACGACTACACGCAGACCTACGGGCGCTTGCCCATGGAGGCGGGCACCTGGAGTGCCGAGGGCGATGACTGGTTCACCGAGAGCGAAGTCCAGGTGGCCGAGGATGTCTGGCGGGAGTGGCACCCGATGACGCTGGCGTTGCTGGAGAATAAGGACGTCATGCCCGTGCGCATGGTCCCCGAGGGGGCGACCATCGTGCGGACCCGCGAGACCAAAGTCCCCCAGGTGTGGTGGGCCAAGATCAACGGCCATGAGGTGTTAGAGCAATCGCGCTGGCTCGGGCAGTACATCCCGATTGCGCAAGAGATCGGCGAGCTGGATAACCTGAACGGGCAGCGGGACTACAAGGGCATGGTCCGCCGGCTGAAAGACCCGGCGCAGATGGGCAACTACTGGTATACGGCCTACACCGAAGCCCAAGCCCTCGCCCCGCGCAATGCGTTTGTGGGGACAGCGGCGCAGTTTGAAGGGTATGAGGACTATTGGGACACGGCGAATAAGCGGAATTGGGCGCGGCTCATCTATAATGATGTGGCCGCCAAGGGGGGAGGGACGCTCCCCCCACCCCAACGCAGCGCCGTGGAGCCTGCGGTCCAGGCCATGGCCCAGGGGCTGGCGATGTCCACTGACCAGCTCAATGCGATTAGCGGCTACCATGAACAGGTGCAGGACCAGGACCCGGCCATCAGCGGGGAGGCGATCCGGCGGCGTCAGCAGGGCTCGAATACCGCCACCTTTCACTTCCAGGACCACGAGCGTTGGATGCTCCGGCACCTGGGGTGTATCCTCGTCGACGCCATCCCCTACTACTACGATGAGGCCCAGTCCATCCGCATTGTGGGGGACAATGATGAGCCGCGCCAGGTGACGATTAACGAGCGCTATACAGATGACGACGGCAAGAGCGTGCTCTATGACGTCACGGTGGGCAAATACGACGTGCGCGTGGACGGTGGCAAGACTTACGCCACGAAGCGCCAGGAAGGTGCCGAGCGGCTCGGGCAGCTCCTGACCGCCATTCCCGAGCTGGTGCAGGTGATCGGCGACGACTACGTGCAATCGCTCGACTTTGACCTGGCGCAGCACGCTGCCGAGCGCATCCGTAAGACCATGCCCCCGCAACTGCTGGAAGGCGAGCCGGGGGCCGCGAAGAGCCGTGCGGTGGCCGAACAGATGCAACAGTTGCAGCAGGTGCCGCAGATGGCCGAGCAGCTCAAGCAACAGGCCAGCCAGCTTGCGCAGATGCAGCAGGCCGTGCAGCAGCAAAGCGAGACGATTCAGCAACAGGCGCTCCAGCTCATGAACAAGCAGGGCGAGCTGGCGTTACAGCGTGCCAAGCTGGACCTGGAGCGCGAGAAGCAGCAGCATGAGTGGATGGCGACCCAGCGCGAGCTGGGGATTGACCAGTTCGAGGCGGACACCGACCGCATAGAGGCGATGCAACGACCAACACAGAATGGCACGGGAGGTGATACCTAGTCCCTTGCCCTGACGACACAACGACATATCGGCGTTTGCGCACGGCTGATCACCGTGTCAAAGCGCACCTCTGAAGCCAGAGACCTCGCGAGGCGGTCTCTGGCTTTTTTTGTGCCCGCCAACGCCGATGCCCCTTGCGTATCCCGTTCAGGCACCGGGTGTTGTGCCTGCCTGCCCTCATGCGGGGCGGAAACCGCATGCGAAGGAGAGTATCCATGGCTGATGATCCGTACGCAGGCATTGTGGTGGATGAGAGTCCCCCGCCCGTGACCGCGCCCCCCGAGCCCGATGCGCCGAGTGCGCCCGCGCCCGTCGAGGCACCCGAACCACCCCAGGAGGACACGCCGCCCCCCGCGCCTGTTGACGACGCCCCCCCGGTGCCGGCTAGCGTGCAGGCCCGGATTGACCGCCTCACCGCGCAACGGCATGAAGCCGCTCGCGAGGCGACGTACTGGCGGGCGAAAGCGGAAGGGGCCGCTCCGGCGACACCCCCAGCGCCCGCTGCCCAGGCGCCGCAGGAACCGCAGGAAGAGACCTTCGAGCGGCATGCCGACTACCTGGCGGCCCTGGTGGACTACCGCGTCGAGCAGAAACTTGCCGCGGCCCAGCAGGCCCAGGCCCAGCAGGCCCACGAGCAGCAGATGGCCCAACGCCAGGCCGAGGCCCTCGCGGCAATTCAGACCCGCGAAGCGGCGCTCCTGGCGCAAGTGCCCGACTACTACGACCGCTGCCAGACCGTGTTACGGCAGGCGGCCCCCCACCTGGATTGGGCTTTGAAGATGGCGGGCGCGCATGGCCCGGACTTGGTGCTATACCTGCACGCGCATCCTGACGCTATTGGCCGCTTGAACCAGGTGCCGCCGCACCAGATCGGGATGGAACTCGGCCTGCTGCGCGCCGAGAGCGCACATGGCACCCCCGCACCGGCACGCGCCGCAGCGGCCAGTGAGCCGAAACCTGACCCGCCTACGCCGGTGTCCGGCAGTGGGCGCACACTAAACCCTGAGACGTTTCGCGAGGACATGTCCCAAGTCGAGTACGAAGCGTACCGGCGCAAGACCAGTGCCCTCTACAAGCGCCCAGGATAGAAGGACTGACAGATGGCGAATACGTTTCAAACCATTGGCATGGTCACGAGGGAGCTGCTCATGCTCCTGAAGAACAACTGCGCGCACGTCAAGGGCTTCTCGCGGGAATGGGAGCCGAAGTTTGCGGTGAGTGGCGCGAAGATTAACGCCGAGCTGCGCATCCGGGTCACGCCGAAATACATCGTACAGGCCGGCCCTGGCTTCGTGGCCCAGAACTACGATGAAGAGTACGTGACCCTGCGCATCGACAAGCAGCGCCACGTCGACGTGGAGTTTTCGAGTATCGAGAACACCCTCCAGATGGATGACTGGACTAAGCGCGTCGGCCGGCCTTCTGCGGTGCGCTTGGCGAACGAGGTAGATAAAGACGCGCTGTTGCTCTACAAAGACGTGGCCAATAGTGTGGTATCGCCCACGACGCCGGCGACGAAGTTCTATCAATACAACATGGCACTCGCCGTGTTGCTCCAGTCTGGCGCCCCCATGGACGATGACTTTACGATCACCGTAGAGCCCATGGAAAACGCCGCGGTGGTCAACGCCAACCTGGGGCTGTTTCAGAGCAGCGATGAACTCCGCTTTCAGTACGAACGCGGCAAGATGCGCACCATGGCGGGCTTCTCGTGGCAGATTGACCAGAACGTCGCCGTGCATACCACGGGGGCGCGGGCTGGCGGTGCCACGGCGATTGTGACCGTGGTCGGGCAGACCGGGAGTAGCATCCTCACCTCGGGCTGGACAGCGTCCAGTGCGGTCCTGAACGAGGGCGATGTGCTCCAATTTACCGGCGTGATGGCCGCGAATCCGCAGACCCTGGCGAGTACCGGGCGCTTGCGGGATTTTGTCGTCACGGCGCCCGTGGTCAGCGATGGCTCAGGGCTGGCGACCATCCCCATTTACCCGCCGATCATTATCCCTCCTGACCCCCGCGCCACCGTGACCAGTGCGCCGGCAGCCAGTGCCCCGCTCCTGTTCACCGGGGCCGCGAATACGACCTATCACCAAAACATTGCCTGCCATAAGGAAGCGTTTACGGTTGCCCTGGTGCCGCTGGTGGCGCCGGAAAGTGGGCGCTTCTCGCGGGCGAGCGATCCCGAGAACGGGATGAGCATTCGCGTGTGGAAGGATTCGAACATCGAAACGGACATGCACCCGAGCCGAGCGGATATTCTCTACGGCATGCTCGCGCAGCATCCGTCGTTGGCCTGTCGGATTTGGAGCGTGCCAGGGATTAGTTAAGATGCACACGAACACCATCCTGACGCGGAGTAGCGTCACGCAAGGAGCACGTATGGACACCACACATGAGGCGGGCAGCAGTGGCTACCCCGCCTACCGGTTTCACATCACCAAGGGCACGGTGCGCGTCGAGACCGCCGAGGCCGACGCCGCATTGGGCGAGGGCTGGCGCGAGCATCCGTATACCGAAGAGGAGCTGGCGATGGGGGAGGCTGCGGCAGCTCCCGAGGGCGACCAGACCATCGGCAGCGAGCACCCGCGTGAGTTTCCGCGTCGGCAGGGGAGGTAGCCCATGGCCATTCTCACCGTCAATAGCGACATCCTGATTCCCAGCTCGTATGTCACCGACACGCCCCGGAGGGAGGGAACGAAGCATACGTTGATCTTCTCGAATCCCACCGCGGCGCAGGCAGACATTGGCTCCACCTTTCGCCTGGGGCTCATCCCCCAGCATGCGGTGCTGTTGCCCAATGACTCGTATATTCGGTGCCTGCCCGCGACTACCTCCCTCACGGTGACGCTCGGCTGGGAGGCCTACGAGGACATGGAGACCGGTCTGACCGTGGCGGCGTCGCCTGCTGGGCTCGGGACGGCCCTCACCATCGCGGCAGGCACGCCGGTACTGTTCTCGGCGTTCCCGGCAGCCCCACTGCCGCGCACCTTCAAAGGCCCTGCGGTGCTGACCTGCACCACGGCGGGCGCGAATATCCTGGCTGCCGGCGTGGTGTCCGGCGTCATTGTGTATAGTGCCCATCACTAAGGAGCGCGCATGTCCGACAAGCTTGAGGCTCGGATTGCCGCCTTCGTGGCGCATCGCCCCTCGCCTGATGTGCAGGCCATCATGACCGCCATCCGCGAACGGATGTGTGCGCTTGCCATCTATGTGGATGGCGTGGTCCCGGAGTGCCGAGAGAAGTCGCTGGCGTTTACGGCCATGGAGGAGTGCGCCATGTGGGCGATGAAAGCCTTGAGCCTCACGGACCCTGGCGGCGTGGTGGTTGACCCGCCGCTGTGGGACAAGGAGCGCCTGTGACCACCGGACGGATCATCGTCACCGGCGCCTTGCGCGCCCTGGAGGTGGTAGCGGCGGAGGAGCCCATTAAAGCCGTGATGGCGACCGATGCGCTCGAAATTCTCAACGCCCTGGTGGACTCGTACAGCCTCGAACGGTTGACGATCTACCACACCCCCGCGACGGTTCTGCCCCTGGCGTCTGGCGTCGTGAGTTATACATGGGGGACAGGCGGGGTGATAGCCAGCGAGCGTCCGCTCCAGCTCGCCAAGCAGGCGCAGCTCCGGCAGCTCATGGGCGGGTATGAGTACGAGGTGGAGGTGATTGACCAGCAGGCGTATGGGCTGCTCCGCTCAAAGACGCTGCCAGGGCAGCCGTCCGTCGTCTATTACGCGCCGAGCTTTCCTCTTGGCGAGCTGGTTGTGTGGCCGGTGCCGTCGACCGGCTGGGACCTGATTGTGTATCCCTGGCGCGTGCTCCCCCGCTTTGTGGACCTGGATACGGAGGTGCTGTTGCCGCCAGGCTACGAGCGCTTCTTGCGGGCAGGACTGGCCTGCGAAGTGGCGGGCGAGTATGGGCAAGAGCCCTCTGGGACCCTCCTGGCGATCCTGGCAGAAGCGAAGGGCAATATCAAGCGGGCCAATGCCGTCGTGCCGGAAGCACGGCCCCCCGAGGCGTTGCGGGCAATAGGGCGGTATCGGGCCACGGGCCGTGCGTGGAGGGCATAATGCCAGCACTCCCCAACTTCTGCGCGCCAAGTGGGCAAAGTCGGTCGCCTTTTATCAGCGTGGATAGTACTAAAAATTTATACCTCGAAGAAATCCCCAACGAGCGCGGACGCATGGCGCTGTACAGTATGCCGGGCCTACGCGTCGTGGCGACCCTCCCGAGTGGCCCCATCCGTGGGCTGTACACCACGGGCAGCGGGCGGACGTTTGCGGTGACCAGTACCACGCTGTTTGAACTCTTTGCCGGCTGGACCTTTCTCAGCCGGGGCACCATCCCCACGGCTACCGGGCCGGTGAGTATGGAGGATAACGGCTTTCATCTCTTCTTCACGTCCAACGGCCAGGGCTTCGCGTTTAACCTCGTGACCCCGGCGTTGGCCGTCGTCACCCCACCGGGGCTGGGCTTTGGGCAAGTGGGCTTCCTCAACGGCTATCTGGCGAGTAACGACCCAGGCACGAATCGCTTTTACTTCTCCGACCCGCTGGACGCGACGACATGGGATGCGCTGAGCTTCTACGAGGCCGAGTCCTCGCCCGACCCGATTCAGGCATTGACCAGTAATCACCATGAGCTGTATCTGGGCGGGACGCACAACACCGAAGTCTGGCGGGTGACGGGGACCAGCCTGGACCCGTTTGCGCGCCTGACGGGGGTGGAGATCGAACAAGGGACCCTCGCGCCGTATAGCTGGGTGGCGGCTGACGACACGGTCTACTGGCTTGGGGGCAGCGCGCACGGCGAGGCGCCGGTGTGGATGCTGGACGGCTACACGCCGGTGCGTATCTCCACCCATGCCCTGGAGACCCGCATGGTGGGCATGGCGACCACAACAGACGCGCGGGGCTTTGTGGCCCGGCACGGCGGGCATGTGTGGTATGGGCTGGACTTTCCCTCGGGGGGCGAGACGTGGCTGTATGACCGGAGCACGCAGGCGTGGACGGAAATCCCCCACCTGCTCAGCGGGGGGATTCTCACCAACTATCTCAGTAACGTGCACTGCATGGCCTTTGGGGAGCACTTGTGGGGCGACCGGGCCACCGGGGTCCTGTACATCTGGGACCCGACCTGGCACCGCTACGGCACGCGAGAACGCCTGTGGGAACGGACCGCGCCGCACCTGCGCAGTGAGGGCAAGCGCGTGACGTATCAGTGCTTTGAGCTGCTCATGCAAACCGGCGTTGGGCTCGACGGCAACGAGACGCCGGGGCAGGACCCGCAAGTACGATTACAGTGGAGTGACGATGGGGGCCTGAGCTGGAGCATGGAACACTGGTGCAGCGCGGGGCACATTGGGCATACGACCGAGCGGGTCCGCTGGCACCGACTCGGGCAAGCGTACCGGCAACGGGCCTTCCGGGTGGGGGGCACAGACCCGGTCTTTATTGCGCTGTATGGCGCGAACGTGGAGGGGCGGTAGGATGGCCGAAATCCTCACCCCGCCGCCCTTTGAAGCACCCATTACCGCGCCGTCAGCCTGGCGGCTGACGGCCCTCTGGATACGCTGGCTGGAAGCGCTCTTTCGGCGACAAACGACCGTCGAGGCGCAACTGGCGGCGTTAGAACAACGTGTGTTTGCCCTGGAGAACCCATGAGCAATTCTGAGTTTACAAGTCCTATGAATGAGTTAGGAGAGGCCATCGCTGCGAGCCTACGTCAGACCCTCGACTTTCTGATAGAGCGTGTCCCAGTCTCCACCCTCTTCGCGCTCCAAGCAACCATGAGCCAGTGTGCGAGCGAGGCTATCGCCGGGAGGGTCCTCCCAGGCGACATAGGGCAGGCCCAGATACGCCACTATTCGAGCGAGCCAGCGGCGAGAGATAACCTGCCATTTTCCCAGCCTGGCATTGATCCGCGATGGCTGGCCGAGGCCCAAGCGAATTACCAGCAGTGGGCATCGCGCAACACGGTATCCATGTCCCCCCAGGAGAACCCATGACCCACTTCCTGCGGCTTGCCGCTGGCCTTGATTTTCTCCCCCTCTTGCTGGCCATCCGGCAACAGCCTGGGCTGTGGGGGCGCTCGTTTCGCACCACGGTGCCGAATGGGCCGCACCGGGAGATGCTGGATTGTATCTTACGGTGCCAGATTCCCGAACGTTCAGAGGACCCGCGTGAGTGCTTCTGGCACCCGGCCTGGCATGCACTCCCGCAGGTCCGCCCGCTGCTCTTTCCCCTCATGACGCGGGTGGAGGGCGTCCGCCTGGGGCGGGTGATGCTGACCCTTGGCGTACCGGGGACGCAGATTTACCCGCATGCGGATATAGGACCAAAAGGATCAGGGCATTATGATACAGAGCCGTATTGGAGCCGCTTTCATATTGTCCTCGAAGCCAACGAGCAGTGCGGCTTTGCCTGTGGCGCCGACGAAGCCGACGAAGAAACTGTCTGTATGCGACCGGGGGAAGCCTGGTGGTTCGACGCCGCCCTGACGCATCGGTGCTGGAATGCGGGGCCGAGCGATCGGGTCCACCTCATTATGGACATCCACACCGGACAGGATGTGTAATCATGGCCATTGCCACCCGCCCTGCATTGGCCTACGCCGTGGAGCCGTGGGCAACCTACTGGCCCGATGTGCAGCCCCTGTGGTTGCTTCATTGGAAAGAGGTAGGGCTCGATCATGGCGCCGTGCCCCTCGACCCGGACATGGCGAAGTATCAGGCATATGCCGACGCGGGGATTCTCTTCATTCTCACCGTGCGGACGGTCCCAGACGCGGAGCTGGTGGGCTACCTCACCGCGATTCTCGTAGGGCATCTGCACTACAAGAGCACGCTGTATGCCATCGGCGATCTGTTCTACCTGGCCCCGGCGTATCGGCGCGGCTTCGCGGGCGTACGATTGTTTCGGGAGGCCGAGCGTCACTTTCGACCCCTCGGCGTCAAAAAGGTGCAGATGGGCACGAAACTGCATGATGGGCTGGACGTGAGCCGGCTCCTGGAGCGGCTGGGCTATCGCCACACTGACAAACTCTACTGCAAAGTGTTGGAGGGCTAAGCCATGGTGGCGATTGCGGCAGGCGCAGCGGCAGCGGTGGTCGGTGGCGCGGGGTCGATTCTCGGCGGGCAAAGCTCGGCTGCAGCCGCTACCAAGGCCCGGCGGGCGCAAGAAACGCAATTTACCCAATCCCTGGACTTTACCCGCGCCCAGGCGAACCGGGGGCAGGCAGCGCAGGATCCGTTTCTCTGGCAAGGGCAGGCCGCAGTGGGCGAGCTGGGACGCCAGGCCCAATTGGCGCAACCCACCTGGCAGCAGCCCGGCATGGTGCAGGACCCTGGGCGGTTCACCTGGGGCGTGCCCTCGGCGCCAGACACCAACGCCTACCGCTACAAGCCCCCAGACACGCTGGACCCGAACGCCTACCGCTTCGAGTCCCAGAATCGGACGCTGGACCCACAACTGTATCGCTATGATGCGCGGGCCACCATTGACCCGAACGCCTACCGCTTTGACGCCGAGCAGTACGCCTATACGCCAGCGCAGGCGTATAATAGCCCCACGCTGGACGCCAGCCAGTACCGCTATACGCCCGACCAGTATACGGCCACGAGCACGCGAGGGCTGGGGGACTTCGATTTCAAACCCCCCACGGTGACGGATGATCCAGGCTATCAATTCCGCTTGCGGCAGGGGCAGCAAGCGATTGATGCCAGTGCCGCAGCGCGAGGGAGCCTGAGCAGTGGCGCGACCCTGAAGGCCCTCCAAGCCTACGGGCAGGAACTGGGCTCGCAAGAGTATGGCGCGGCGTATGGGCGGTCCTGGCAACAGCAACAAGAAGCCTACGAGCGCAAATCCTTCGAGAACATGACGGGGGAAGAGCGGGCCCGGTTTGCCAGCCTGACGAACGAAGAGCGGGCGCGGTATGCCAACGCCACGGACTATGGCCGGGCCTATCAACAGAATCTGGACGTGTATGGCCGTGGGCTGACGGCAGACATGACCAATGAAGAGCGCCAGCGCTACGCCAATGCCGCGAGCTATGAACGCGGGTTGACGGCGAACCAGTTGGCCTACGGGCGCGCCAGTGAGCAACAGCAGATCGGCAATGCGCAGGGGCTCGCCTCGGCACAGTTTAACTACGGTATCTCCACGGAACAGCAACAACTCGCCTACGCCCAGGCCATGGGACAGGCGCAGTTTAACTACGGCATCGCGAGTGACCAGCAACGCCAGGCCGCCAGTCAGGGGCTGGCCGCCAACGAGGCGAATTGGAGTCGCGACTTTGCCACCGCGCAACAACAGGCGGAGTGGGAACGCGCCGCGAATGAGATGCGCTACGGGCGGGAGTACCAACAGAACGACATCGCGTATCAGCGCTCGCTCCAGCAGTACCAGGCCGAGATTGCGCGCCAGCAGGAAGCCTGGAACCGCTGGCAACAGCTCGCCACCCTGGGGCAGAACACCGCCGTCCAGGCGGGCGCACAAGGGCTCGGCTACAGCAACGCCTATGGCAACATTACCGCCGGGCTGGGCACCGCACAGGCTGGGGGCTACATGGCCGGGGCCGCTGCGCAGAATCAGGGGTATGCCGGGGCATTTCAGGCGGTGCAGGGCGGGGTCAACAACTATCTCTATGCGCAGGACTATCTGTCACGACGCCAGCAGCCGAATTATGCGGGCGCCCAGGCCGACTTGCAGCGGGATTTTATCAATAATCCCGCGCTCTACTAGGGAGGCGCGATGGGCACCTACAACCCCTATGCACTCGGCGCCAAGCAGCCAGACTGGTCGGTCCAGGACATGGGCGAGACGTTTGCCCGTCTGGCGCAGCTCCGGGCTGCCGACCAGCGATACGGGGCCAACGAGCTGGCCATCGAGGAACAGCAACGCGGCCTGGCGCGCACCGAGGCCTGGCGTGCGCTGATTGCCTCCGCCCTCGAACCGCCGTCCACGGACGCGCCCTCTATGGCCCCGCCTCCGCAGCCCCAAGGGCTTGCTGGTCAGGCTCCCCCGATGGCCCCGCCCCAGGGCCTGGGGATGGCCGGACAGGTCCCCCCTCCTGCCCCAGGGCAACCGCCCTACGGCATGGCGCAGGCCGGGCCGACGCAGACGCCGCCCCAGGGGCTGGCGTTCAGCGCCGCCCCGCCGCCCATGCAACCGCCAGGGCTGGGGGAGGGCCCGCCCCCACCGCCCCAAGGGCTCACGGCCCCGCAGACGCCCCAGGGCACCGCGAGTGCGCGACTCGCCCAGACCATCCCCGGCTTTCCGCCATTGCCGGACCTGGCCAAGGTGCAGCAGGCGCTGGCGCTAGAGCCCGAGCGCACGGCGCAGTGGTACGGGGCGTATATCTCGCAACGGGAGAGCCAACTGAAGGACATCGACCGCAATAATAGCCTGGTGCACCAGCAGACGGGGCTCATGCAGGACCAGGCGAGCTACGAGCGCGGGGTCACGCGCTTGCGTGAACTCGGCGTGCCGGTGCCGAAAGACTTGCCGCCCACGTATGACCCGGCGCTGGTGGCGTGGTATCACAAGTCATCCGCCGACCGGGTATCGCTCCTGGAGCAGGCAAAGACCGAGCAGCTCCAGGCGCAGGCGTTTCGAGACCAGATGGCAGGGCTGAAAGATCGGGCGGCCATTCCCGGCATGGTTGGTGATGCGGCACGGAAGGCTGCGGCCCTCCCAGGCTATACAGGCAATCCTGAGCGAGACGCCGCCATTGGCGAAGTCCTGCAACGCCGTGGACTGCCGCCCACCACCACCCCAGATGCCTCTATCTTGGCCGAGGCGCGGCAACTCGTTGCCGATAGCGAGGTGGATGTCGCAGGCCGCAAGGATGCGGCCACAGAGGGCAGTCGCGTGCGCGTCTCCCAGGCCACCGGCGAGAATGCCGCCCGTCTGGAAAAGACGGAGAAACCGCTGGAAGGCGAAGCCGCCTTAGCCGTGGGGCAAATCACCACCCTGCTGGATATGGCGAAGGACGCGACGGCCCTGTGGAAGGCCGACTTTACCGGTCCGGCTGTCGGGCGCACAGGGTACTTGCGCCAAAAAGCGGGGCAGATGGACACGCAAGAGACCGCGTTTCGGGCGGTCGTGGACGATATTTCCAGTATTCTGGGGCAGTTGCGCTCCGGCGGGGCGATTCCCCCCGATGAGATGCGCCGGTTGGAAGCCGTGGTGCCCGACTACCGCATGGATGGGGCGACCTTCAAGGCGCAGGTCCAGCGGTTCGAGCGTACCTTGGAGCAGACCCGCGCAAACCGCTTGCGCGTGGGGACCACTGGACGCGGACAATTACGGGAGGAGATGCGTACGACCACCCCGCGCGTAGGCCAGCCGCCAGGGGCTCCGGCTACAGGGGGTCGCCCGGTGAGTGAGATGTCGCGTGAGGAATTGCAGGCCGAGCGTGATGCCTTGCGGGGGAGACGCTAATGGCCCTCTCGCGTGCGGAGCTGCAACGCCTGGTTGAGGTAGAGGCCGCCCTGCAGGGCGTCGATCCTGCGATGGCGATGGCCGTGGCCCAACAGGAATCCGCCTTCGACCCCACCGCCCGCTCGCCCAAGGGCGCGTATGGCATTATGCAGCTCATGCCCGGCACCGCCAAGCACCTCGGCGTGGACCCTAACGACCCTGCCGACAACATTGCCGGGGGCGTCAAATATCTGGCGCAGCTCTCCAAGCGGTACGACGGCGACCGCGAACGCACCCTCGCTGCGTACAATGCGGGGCCGGGAGTGGTCGACAGCTACAAGGGCATCCCTCCATTCAAGGAAACACGCGGGTATGTGGCAAAGATCATGGGGAGCCTAGGACCTAGGCAGGCCGAAGCTGCGCCGCTGACGCGCTTACAAGAGATTGAAGCCGAGCTAGCGCGCCGGGAGCAGGCCGCGCCGCCCCCCGCACAGAATACTCCTCCCCTGGCGCAGGCTGCCCCGCCGCGCCCGGCCCAGGGCGAGCCGCCAAGTGACCTGACCATTGACATTGGCGGCGACGGCCCGCCAGAGTCGTTTGCGCAGGCCGTGCAGGGCATCCCCCCGCTTGATCCCCACGCGGCGAGTCGCATGCTGGCGGACCGTTCGCCCTTACCCTCGGGGAGGGAGCAGGCGCGAACCATCGGCGCCATGGCTGTCCCCGCTGCCACAGGGACCATGGGCGCCATGGCCGGGGGGGCGCTGGGTGGCCCCGCAGGCGCGGTCGCAGGTGGCATCGCCGGGGGCGTGTATGGCGGACGGCTGAACAAGCAACTGGGCTTGACGGACCCGGAGCAGCCGCTGGTGGAAAAGACCGTGCTTGGCCCTATCTACCCCAGCGATGCGCTAAACGTGGGTGTGCCTCTCGCGATGCGCGCAGCGGCCCCTATTGCCACGAAGGTGGGGAATGCCATCAGTGGCGTGACGAAGCCCGCGCAGCAGAAGCTGATGGACCTGGCGGAGCGCTACGGCGTCCGCCTGTCCTATGGGGACGTGACGCGGGGCAGCGTGGCGCCCAAGGTGGAGACCATCCTTGAAAACATTCCTGGGAGCGGTGCTGGGGGCTTTCGTGTGGGGCAGCAGGCCGACGTGGCGCAGGCAGGCGCACGGATGAACACGGACCTGCAAGACGCTATGATTAAAACCCCCTGGCGGAATATCGACCAGGTCCGCAAGGTGGCCGGGCACTATACCTCCCAGGGCAAGGCAGCGCGGGCGTTACTCGAAGAGTTAGACAATGCCGGGGACGATTGGGCACGGGTTGTCCAGGCCAGCGGCAAACTGAGTCTCTTCCAGGACCGGTTACGCGCCGACCAGCTCTACAATCGGGTTGAGAAGCTGGCCGCTCCCCTCGGGAATGTCCCCGTGATGCAGACGCTTCGAGCGATTGATGATGCCGTGGACGATGTGCAGCGCGCAGTCCTCCCCTCGGCGGAAGCCCAGCGAGAAGTTGGAGGGTTGCTCTCGCGTGCACGTGACGCCATTGCGACGGTGCCCACCGCCCCGATCCCCGACACCAGCTATGCCCGCATGCGGCGTCTGCGCTCTGACCTGGGGGATATGCAACGGACAGCCACCGAGCCTGCGACGGCGCGGGTATTGGGGCAGGTGAAAACGGCCCTCGAGCAGGACATGGCGACGTTTGCTGACCAGAGTGGCGTGCCGGCCCTCAAGGCTGCGCATCGCCAGGCAGACCAGTTTTACCGCGCGCGGGTGGTCAAGTACCGTGAAGGGCAACTGGCGAAGGCCATGGAACGCGATTTACCAGACGAGATTTACGGGAAGTTTGTGCAGCAAGACAAGGGCGCCAGGGCACAGGAGTTTTACAACGGGCTCGACACCAAGGGGCAGGCGGCCGTGCGCTATGGGATGGCACGGGAAGCCTACGAGAAGGCCACGGACGGGGCGCTAGACGTGTTTTCCCCGGCGAAGTACTCGCAGAGCCTGGGAAAGATTCAAGAAGCCAGTGGGGTGTTTTTCAAGGGACAGCCGCAGTGGGAAATGGACGGATTCCGCAAGCTGATGGCGCATGCGCAGCGGGCCGGACAGTATGCCGAGAATCCCCCTACTGGCAACCGCCTCCTCGTGGGGGGGCTACTCGCGGGTGGCAGCGTGGCGCTTGACGTGGCGAGCATGGGGAAACTCTTTGCCAGCGCGCGCGGCTTGCAGGCCCTCTTCATGACACGCCCTGGCCGCAACTTCTTGCTGGCGTCGAGTGATCTGCAGCCCGGTTCTGCGGCCTTCACGCGGCGCGTCGATCAATTCTTGCGCTCGCCCGCTTGGGCGCCAGTCGTGGCCGGGGCGCAAGGGCGGCAGCCAGGGATAGGCGGGAGTGGCCAGGAACAGCACGAGGAAAAACCCCCAGAATACGGCCCACGGCGGTAGCCCAGCCATGACGGCAAAGGCGAGCCAGCCGACCAGGGGATAGGGGGACGCATATGGCGACCGTTCAGTGGACATTGACTCTCCTTCAAAGGATGGGGTGGTGATGCATAGGAAGATATACCGAACATTTTGGCAGTCCGCAAGGGGCCTTGGCATTATTCTGGCCCTGGGCGTCAGCGCCATCTGCCCCGCGCTGGCGCAGGCAGCCACCTATTATGTGGCCACGACAGGCAGCAATGGGCAGAGCGGGAGTAGTAGCGCGCCCTGGGCTACGCTCCAACATGCCCACGATCAGGCGTCTCCAGGGGATACTATTCGCGTGCGTGCCGGGCAATACTTCCAGCGGGTGACCATTACGAAACATACCCTCACCTGGACAGGAGAGAGTGGCACCATCATTGACGGGTCTGACAGCCTGACTGGCTGGCAGAGTCAGGGGAACGGCATGTACCGCGTGCCTCTCCCAGGCTATGCGCCGGGGGCCTTGATTGCGACGGCGTCGAAGCTCTCCATAGGGAAGATTAAAGATCGGATGATGACTGGGTCTCCAGAATCGTGCGGCACAGGCTTTCAGGTGCTCCAGTCTGCGGCGAATTATGTCTGTGAAGGTCGCCCCTATTGGGATGGATGGGAGGCGAGTTTCGGCGTCAATGGCGGCTTTGTATATATGCGCTTCCGCAATGGAGAAAATCCTAATGACATGCTGGTCCGGTCTTCGCCTGGGCGTGACAATGGCTTGGAGAGTAATGCAGGCACCTTTACCTTGAATGGGGCGGATGGGAATATCATTGAACAGATGGAAATTGGCGGGGGCACGGACGCG